CAGTTCTTCCTCAAGGATTTGAGTGTTACCGCCTCTGTAGTGCCAGATCGAAAGGTTGTCGTAACGAGGCTCAAGGATAGCTGCGATACGCTCTTCCTTACTGCCTTTATTCGGTCGGTACTCTTCGATGGAGATCGACAAACCATGTTGCTTGATGAGTTCTTTAAGCTGCTTCACAATAGCTACCTGAGCCACCGTGACTTCTGCTCTCATCTTCCTGAACGACCACTTATTACTAAGCTGTAGAATATGGTCGAAGTAGTCACTGATGCGATCCGTACGGAAACGATCAATCTCTAAGACGTAGACGTTATTCTCACCATCGACACCGACGACAACCATAGCAGTGTAGTCAGCTTTCTTGCTAAGGCTAAACGCGAAGTCCACTGCACAGTAAACGTTCAGGCGGTGCGTCTTGTAGAACCAGTAACCATTATCAAGGTGGAGATGCTTACGGTCGTAGTACTGGAACTTGTCTGAGCCTACGGGTACGTTATCTGGGTCCGTAGGGTCGTTGTAGTACTGCGCCCTGAACTGTCCTTTGTCGAGGTACTGCCCACGTTTCTTAGCTAGAATCTGTTGGTCGAAACCAAACCACTTACCGTCTTTACGTTGCTGACGAGGCCACAGGAACTCACCCGTACCATCGCCCCTATCTTCTACCGCACGTTCAAAGATTTCGTAGATGTTCTCTTCGCCAACCTTACCACCATCTTTGTCGTACTGATCCTCAATCATCTGCATCAAGTCGTTATACAGATCAATCGGATGGTAGCGAGTGCCTACGACCCACTCACGAGCCTCAGCACCTTCGATGGACGACAACAAAGAATACTGGCTTCTTACTTTGTCACGGCCTTCGTTAGTGTACGCATTTTCATAGACAACAACGTCATCAAGTACTGCAATGTCGCAGTGCATACCAGTAAGGGAAGTAGTGAGGCCACCAGTGAAGATGCTAGGGTCACGTACGTTTTCTTTCTTACGCTGAGGATGGTCTAACGCAATCTCCGAGGTGGTCCAACGAGTACGCTTACCTTCTTCAGGATGGACGTGCTCAGGCCAGTAACGACGATATACCTCAGAGGTAAAGATACCTTTCATAAAGCCTAGCTGCTTCTCCGCAAGGTTAGCCGTAGCAGAGATGTAAAGTACACGCAGCGTAGGATTCTTCGTAAGTTCCCACACAACTCGGTAAGCTACCATACGAGACTTCTGATGGTCACGAGGGAACAGAACGAGTTGGTGAGTCTTGCTGTCTTGACGTGTCCACCAGCCGAGCAACTCAGAGTGACATTGACCAAGGACTTGCTCAGGAGCGACAAGCTTGATGAAGGTCTCTAAGTCAGCCTCGGCAGCTAGACGGATTGTGTCGTTGACTGATAAAGAACTCATGTGACAATAATACCACAGTTGATTTGGTTTGTCAAGTGGTCTGTTTAGTAGGGATAGCGGTCACGGATTTCCTGACGTTTTGCCTTCCATTCTTCCTCAGTGCCTTCACCAGCCTGCCACTTAAAGAACAGTGGATCAGCCTCTGAGGTGTAAGCAGCCTGACGCTTGGCCTCTTGCTCTGCCTGCGTAGGGACGACAGGAGGAGGTGCTGTGAACTGACCGTCCTGATAGAGCCAACCGGGGCCAGCCTGATCTGTCTCAATCCAGTTGTTGGCCAGAGGTGCGTCAGCAATCACTACGTTAGCGACGACACCAGCCTCAACGATTGCGTATTTCATTTGGGTGTCTCCTTACGAATAGGTCGTTACGCGGCAGAAGCCGTTGCCACCAGCACCACCAGCGCCGGAAGTAAAGGTATTAGCAGAACCTCCGCCACCGCCGCCACCAGCAGCAGTGTTGCCAGCACCACCATTGCCAGCCGTAGCGGTTCGACCGTGACCACCGCCTGCGCCGCCATCACCAAAGTTCGCTCCGGCTGCACCAGCTACGCCAAGGCCGACACCCGTTGAAGTAACAGAGTTTCGGGTTGCGCTCCATCTGACGCCGCCAACACCAGCTAACCTTAAGGTGGTGTTGCTAAAACCTCCACCAGAGCCGCCACCAGCAGCACCAGTTCCGGGCTTTAAAATATTTCCTCCGCTCATTGGTTGATTGCCAAAGGAAGCGTAAGACCCGCCGCCCGCAGCACCACCAAAAATGTTCCAAAGGTTGAGGTTACCTGCGTCACCAACAAAGCGACCAGTATGAGCATCTTTGGTATCTACACTGCCTGAAACGTTAGCAGATGCCTCTGGCCAGCCGGGACCAGTTCCACCAAACGCAGGACCTGAACCAATGCCTGCACCACCCCCAGTTGCACCGCTGCTTTTTAGATAAGAGCCAAAAGTGCTATCTCCGCCAGCCGTACCTACAGCCCCATCTGCATTATCAGTGGTTCTTGCTGCCCCACCAGCACCGCCTGCGCCGATGGTAACGGAGACAGTTGAGGTAAGTTCGCTTGCGCGGAATTGGTAAAAAACCCCAGCGGAGCCGCCGCCCCCTGCGCCACCGGTAGCGCTTGTGTTATTTGCTTTACGTTCGCCACTGGCACCACCGCCTCCGCCACCCCAAATTTCCACATACACCAGCTTGGCATTCGCGGGCTTGGTCCAAGTGCCGGAAGAGGTAAACTCCTGCACGTTGGCATTCAGCCCGACAGCAGCACCGTCAATAGACAGCCCCGGTGCGTCGATCCCCGTGGTTCCGTTAATAACGACTGACATGGCTTAGACCTCCTCGGTCGGGTAGGGATAACGGGCTTTGATCTCGGCAACCTTGGCGGTCCATTCTTCCACAGTGGCTTCCCCACGTTGGGACATGAAGAACAGTGGGTCGCTTTCGGATGCGTAGGCTGCTTGGCGCTTGGCCTCTTGTCCTTCTCGGGTCGGAGCGTTTGCCGCCTCAACCGCAGCGATCTCCTCCTCGGTGTAAGGCCGGATGGTCTGTTCGCCAGTGCTTGCGTTAGTGATGACTTCAAAATAGTCGGTCATGTCATTTCACCCCGTAGACAAGAACTGAGCCAGCGTCAAAGTTTCCGCTTAAAGTTGTGAGGCTAATGCTTGTGCTGGCTGTGGTTAAACCAGATGGTGAACCATTAGCATGGCCGCTAATTCCGCAAGACACAGCGACCCCGTTAGTTAAGTCAATTTGAACACTACCAGAAACAGTGCCTGCGGCATTACTAGTAGTAGCACTTATGTTCCAGCCTGCTAACCGCATAGCGGTTGCTACAGTAAAAGACACTACATTGTAGTAAAGAACCAAAAACTTATACGACGTTAGCGTTAGGCCAGAAAGCGTCTGAGTTGAGCCACTTGTGGTCGTGATGGTGCCGAGGTAGGTGACAGAACCGGGAAGGTTAGTAAGAGAAGAGCCATCAATAGCAGGAAGCGTTCCCGTAAGGTTAGCAGCAGGCAGGTTAGTCAAGGAAGAGGCATTGAGCGCAGGAAGCGTTCCCGTAAGGTTAGCCGCAGGAAGAGACGAGGCCGAGTTCAGGACGGCGTTAGAGTTATCCGTCAACCCATTCGGGAAGTCAGGCGCACCAGAGCCAGCGGAGTTTACAATCGAGTTTGCGCGTACTGTGGACATCAGCGAAGCTCCGTTACAGTAATGTTGGTAGTCCCTGCGGTCTGCGTCCACTGGTAGTAGTGTCCGTTTGGAACAATTACTTGGTTAGGCGCGTTTGCTGCTTGTGAGTTTCCAGCGGTGACCCAAGTTGACCCATCCGTAGATACCTGAAAATTCTGGATAGCCGTGCTGTTAGACATGGAGCTAAAAACCATAATCGGGCGACCAGTGGTGTTCTGGTAAGTCGTAGCCGGGGACCGCGTAACGCTTTGCCAAGTCTGCCCCCAGCCAAGAGCATTAGCAGTCATATGCTCTTCAGTCCGCAAGGGTGTCATCAGCGTAACATTGTCAGTGCCAGCTTGAGCCTGTGCCTGAGAAGCAAAGTCAGCAGTGCCAACCAGCGTAGTGGCAGCATCCGGCAGCGTGATCGTGCGGTTCGAGTTCGTATTGGG